CGGGAATATGTTGCCGACCAGGTAAAAGAAAAGATTTCTGCACGGCGTGTTATACGGTCTGCACCTAAAGGTAAAGGAGGTTTTAAAGCGGATTGAGACAATTTGAAATATTAGAACGATGGGACAGGTGATGCTTTATGGCATTTGAAGCTTTACAACCGCACATTGACGAAATTGAGGCCCGACTTGCCAAGGGGGAAAGTTTGCGCTCTATCGCTCGTGATTTGGGCGTCTCTCTTTCAACTTTGCACCGATACAAGAAAGCGGTCTTTGACTTGGAGGTTGAGGCTCGCCGGGCTTGGGATGAAGAGCGTAAAAAGAGCCATGAACAGCGGAAGGCAGAGGGCAAGGCGAGGATTGTCAATAATCTTGAGCTGTTAAATCTGGTCAAATTACGTGCTGAGCAGCTGTTAAGTATAGAGGCGGGGCAAGAATACCAGAATGCTGACGGCGAGACAAGAACTGTGACTTTTCATACTGTGGCTACTCTTTGGGAGAAGGCCACCAAAATGGCAACAGATGCTATAAAACAAGAGCTGGAGTTGATCGGTGATGATCCAGTAAGCCGTTTGGCCGATGGCGTAGCAACTTGGGCGGAGTTGGTGCAGGCGGCGGCCGATGAAAATGACTAAAGCAGAGGCAAGATTAGTGTTAGACCGGGCGAAGAGAGACCCAGTCTTTTTCGTGCGCAAAGTGTTAGGCGGAGATCCTTGGGAAAAGCAAGAGGAGATACTGAACGCAGTTAGGGACCATCGGCGTGTGGCTGTTCGGGCCTGTCATGGCGTAGGAAAGACCAGGGTAGCAGCTTGGGTGGCCTTGTGGTTTCTGTACTGTCACAAAAACAGCAAGGTCATAACAACCGCTCCTACATGGCCCCAGGTGGAAAACTTGCTTTGGCGAGAAATAGCGGCTGCACATGCCAGTTCAAAGTATCCGCTTGGGGGCAAGGTTCTACAAACGCAGATTGAACTCGGAAAGCAGTGGTTTGCCCTGGGGTTATCGACCGATAAGCCGGAGCGGTTCCAAGGATTTCACGCTGAGCATATCCTGCTGATAGTGGACGAGGCCAGCGGTGTTGATCAGCGCATATTTGAAGCAGCAGAAGGTTTTCTTACAAGCCCAGGGGCAAGGCTCCTGCTTATTGGGAACCCGACACAGCTTTCCGGTGAATTTTACAATGCTTTTCGGTCACCCCTGTACCACAAGATATACATTAGCGCGTTCGATAGTCCTAATCTTAAGGTTGGAAAGATTGTCCGGCCTTATTTAGTTACTCCGGAATGGGCAGAAGAGAAGCGGCTCAAGTGGGGAGAAGATAGCCCGCTGTGGTACAGCAGAGTGCTGGGGGAATTCCCGGAACAAGGCGATGATACGCTTATTCCGCTTGCCTGGATTGAAGCGGCACAGCAAAGGTGGCAAACGATTCCCCCTGGAGAACCTATGGAGTTGGGTGTAGACGTGGCCCGCTATGGTACTGATACTACAGTTATCATATTGCGCCAGGGCAGCAGAGCTGAAGTTATTGCCCAGCTTCGTGGCCAGGACACGATGGAAGTTACTGGTGCAGTTATTAATGCTTTAAGAGAAACTGAGGCCAAGGTTGCCAAGGTAGATGTAGTCGGTCTGGGGGCTGGCGTGGCAGACCGCCTAAAAGAGCAGCGTTACCCGGTTCAGGAAATGAATGCCGGCGAAGCAGCCCAGGATAAAGAGCGGTTCGTTAATAAGAGGGCCGAATGGTACTGGGCTTTACGAGAAAGATTTCAGGTTGGCGATATTGCCATTCCCCCAGATGATGAACTGGCTTCTCAGCTCGCAAGTTTGAAGTATAAATTTGATAGTAGGGGACGTGTTCAGATAGAAAGTAAAGAGGAGATGCGAAAGCGTGGGCTGCCCAGTCCTGACAAGGCCGATGCTCTCATGTTGGCTTTTGCGCCTTCGGTTAAAAGATTTGATACGGAACTGGTAAGTATTTTGAGGGGAGCGAAAATCTATGGCTAGAACTAATTGGCTTAAAAAAGCTGTAGGAGAAATATCAAAACTGCGCCAAGGATTGTTTGGACAGTTTGGCACCATTCTTGCAGGGCGCTGGGATGTGCCTTATGTGCTGAACAGTACCAGGGTGGATTATGAACTTGCGCGGCAGTTGTATCATAATAGCCACGACGATTACAAGCTGGGCTCAGGCTTTTCTAAGCCAATAATAAATACACTGGCCGGCTTTATGGGTGTGCCGCGCTTCCACTGTGAGGACGAGGAAGCCCAGGCGGTCCTTAAAAAACACGCCGCAAGGTGGGTAAGCCGGATGCAGCAGACCCATCAGCTTTGCCTGCGGGATGGAGACTGCTTTGTGATGTTGGCAAATTTAGCTATAGAAGATCCTCTCCACCCGGAGGACGATACACGTATTGAGTACGTCATAATTCCTCCGGAGCAGATTGCAGACATAGAGGTGGATCCTCTTACTCGGAGGCCGGTGGCATATACCATTCAGGCTCGGAACAAGTGGGATAGTGGACGGCGGGAATATGAAGTAACCCAGCGTATAGCGGCGGATAGAGTTACAGTGAAGGTGGAGGGCGATGCTCCACCCGGCCTGATAAGTGAGGAACGACCCAATCCTTGGGGGTTTATTCCGATAGTGCATTTCAAGAACGAACCCGAGGAAACGGAGCTTTTTGGGGCGAGTGAACTGGAGGCGGTAGAGCCCTATTTAAAGGCCTACCACGACGTAATGCTTCATGCCATACAGGGTAGTAAAATGCATTCGATTCCACGTCTTAAGCTTAAACTTGTGGATGTAGAAAGGTTTGTTATCAACAACTTTGGGCAGCAAGTGCTGGACCAGATTAAAAGAGGAGAACAGGTCAGCGTAAACCTTCAAGGTCATGAGTTGCTCATCTTTACAGATGAAGAGGATGCCAGTTTTATTGAGGCTCGGTCAACAATTGGTGATGCTGAAGCTTTATTGAAGCTTCTCTTTTATTGTATTGTTGATGTTTCCGAGGTACCGGAATTTGCCTTTGGAGTGCACACACCCAGCAGTCACGCCAGTGTAAAAGAACAGATGCCTTTGCTCATTCGCCGGGTAGCGAGAAAACGTGAAATGGTGACGGAATGCTGGCAGACTTTAGCCCGGATGCTCTTGGTTATGTATAGCAAGATTACCGGTAAGAGATTTGAGAGCTACGAAGTGGGAATAACGTGGGATGCCGTTATCGAGCGGGATGAAAAAGAGTATGCAGATACCATCAACACCTTGGTGAATGCACTTAATACTGCCCTTATGGGTGGATTTATCAGCCTGGATGCTGCTGTGGACTTGTTGGCACAGTACATTGACACTATGCAGGAGTATGCTACCGATGACCCGGAACTACCCGGTGAAAGGGAAAGGATTATCAAATCGTGGTATTTAAGAAGTAGGCTGGAAGATACGGAAGGATTGCTTAATCAATTGGAAGATATAGAAAAGGTGCTGAATCCAAACCAGAATCAGAATCAAAGCAACCAAGGATGATAGCCGATGACCAAGGAGATAGAAGAAATCAAGAAGGCTGCCGGTGATTACCAGAAATGGGCATTAGCTGCACGAAAACAATACATCAATTTACGATTGAGACAGGATAAGGAAATTGCTAATCTATATATCCGTTCAGCTGATAGGATTGCCAAGGAACTACAACAAATTGGAACAACCACGATTTCGGGTCAAATACGAAAGAAACATTTCAAAGAGTTGGAAAAATCTTTGCGAGCGGAAGCTGAGCTAATACAGAAAGGTTTA